AATTGAACTCCTAAATATTCTGCTTCTTTATTTAGAATATATCTATGAGATTCAACTTCACCTTCTTTAGGAATTTGATAGAATAATTCTTCATACAATTGAAAAAAATCTTCAAGTGTAAATTCAGGTACTATTGTGTCTTTTAAAAAGAAACTAAAGTCTGTATTTAATACACTATTATTCTTTCCTAAAATAGTTTTATCAACCTTTATACTTTCCATTATCTAATTACTTTAAAAATATAATCTTCATCAAATATAATAGTTGAACCATCAATTACAGATTTAATAAGTATTTTATAAAACCTTTCTGGTTGTAATCCATTCATATAAACTGTAAAGAAACTTGAAGTTGGATCAGCGCTTATTTTTGTATATGATGTATCAAAATCAACTACCCATTCTTCAGTATCTACATCTTTAATAGCCCAATATGATGCACTAGGTAGTAATTGAGACCCGGTTACATATAATTGATTTGTATTAAATGTTCTTGGTGGATGTTGGTTTCTAACTCCTAATCTAAATTTATTAATTGAATCTTGCTGAAATTCAGCTTTATTATTTTTTAATGAAACAACAGATTGATGACTAGTTGTTACAACTAAACTACCAGTAACGAATGTACTATCATCCCATCTAACCTCCAAACAAGGTGGATAAATAGTATGAGTATCTGATGAGAAATATTTTAATTCAAATGGAGCACTTGATGTTGCAAATTCAATACTGCTTGTGTGTTTTAAAATAAAACCTTCATTTTTGATTCTAGTAGCAGCAAATGGATTTGTTTCATAAGCAAAAAACGCAGCTACTGCTGTAGTAACGTTTAATTCAATATCTTTTTCATCATTATAAGTAAATGATTGAGTAGCAACAGAGCCAGTAATCCAATCACCACCTGCTGTTGTCCATGTATTAGTTAATGTCTTATAATTCCAACTAACACCATTTTGAGTAGCAGGAAAATTAGCTAATCTTCCTGTTCCCATATCCCATGTCCCCGAAACTGGGTGGCATTCGATTTTATACTCTGTTGGAATTTCAGAAGCGTTTGCTAAATACAATTTTAAAAATGCTTTATAACTTCCTGACGCTTTGCCAGTAATAGCATTAACTATTTCGCTAGTTGAAAATTTAATCAGTGCTCTAGAAGCTTGCCTAGTACCTTGAAAAGTACTTTCATATGTACTAACTTCTAGAATCTCGTCTATCCCCGTATTAGTTGTAGGGTAGTAAGAATAAATTGTTGCGTCCTTTTCAGGGAATATTTTATATACGGCCATGTAAAAAAGTTTCCGGTTACTATATATAAATATTGCAACCGGAAGCTCCTAATTTAATTATGTATTATTATGCTAGTAAGGCGTGATATTCCTTAAAGTGTTTAATTCTATCCGGCAATCCGATAGTACCACCGTTAACACGTTTAGTAATTTGTGTAACAACTGCATCAGTTGCGCCACCATCCGCTAATTTATGTAAACCGTTTTTACTAAAGAACCAAGCGGCCGATAATAAAGCATACTTCTCAGCAACCCATTGTGGATTAGCTGCGATATCTTCATTAATTGATTTACCAAATGCTGTATAGTTGTCTTTACCTGTTAATTGAATATAACCACGACCACAGAATTTAGCGCCTTCACCAGAAGCTTCAGGTCCGTTACCCATTCTATTTGCATAAACTAAATTAGCAATTTTTTCTGGTTTGCGTTCATATAATGCTGCTTTAGCAGTATCAGGAGTTTTATCAGCTTTTGTAAAATATTTCTTAAAAATACCCATTAAACCTTTTGCACTATAATTTAAATTTTCTTTTGTTAAACGGAAACCGCCTGATTCGTGACCACATTGAGCTAAGAAATGAGCTAAACGTAATGGAGTATTGATTTGGAATTTTTCCATAACTCCTGGAATCTGGGTGATTACCACATCCGGAATATGTCCTTTTAATTTGTCTAAATTCATATTTTAATTTTTATAATGTTACAATTCTACCTTGTATATCAACATCAGGGAATCTAATTTCAAATATAGATGGATCTAATGATGGGTATAGTATATTATTTCTAGTTGCACCAAATATATCATAGCTGTATGGAGAATAATCACCACCTGATTTATTTACAACTTCAACTTTTGTTATTGATTGAACTCCCTTAACCTGTATTAATGTTGAATTAATATCAGATATAACAAATGGTTTATTAATTTGCATGTACTCAATACCGAATTTATCTTTTAAAGCACTTATACAATTACTTAATACCTCTTTATTATTAAATGTTGGTAATACAGAAATATCAAAGTTAATACCTATATTAAGAAAATAAGCATTTTTAATATTAATAGCATCTGTAGCCATTCTGTACTGTGATAAATAATTTTTGATATTATTCTTAAGTGCAGAAGAAGGAGTTGTTAAATTTTTATTTGCATTATATCCCAAAGTATATAAACTAATAGATAAAGGATTATTGTCTAATAATCTATCATTTCCTGAATTAGTCGATAAAGCAAAATCATTTATAGCGTATACTTTAGCAACAGCACCAAAATGGCTAGGCATACTAAGTACTCTATTAATATAATCTTCTTTAGTTACAACTCTGTTTTGTGAAGAGAAAGAGTAAAGAGTGTTTTGTCTAATTTCCTCAACTGTATCTTCATCTCTACCTCCAATAGCAGGTTCAGGATTAGTAATAATCATACTGTTAAAAATAGTTGTATTTTGAGGAGCCGTTACAGTACCATTAAATGTAATATCAGCTAAGTTGAATTTTCTATTTACAACTTCATTAGAAGGAACGTTTGATGTTATACCACCACCTACAAGATATTTTATTGTTAAAATACCTGTTGGAGCTAAACCATATTCTCTTGTAGTTACTACGGCTGCTCTATTAAATGTGTTATTTGGATCATACACATTAACAGACGTGCCTAAATTTAAGTTATTTGGATTAGGTAATATAGAAGTATCTGAAGATGAATTTGTTCCTGCTCCAAATTGTAATTCTAAATCACCATTTTCTTTAAATCTAGTTACAAATCTTCTAGGTGTTTCAATATAGCTTAATAAATAAGGAATTGAATCAGAATTATATGTTGGGTTAGTAGCTTTTTGGGGAATGCCTTGTTGAGCTAAATAAGGAACTTCATACCAAATATTACTACCAGCATCTGTAACTTGTAATATGTTTAATATTTTATTGTCGGATATAGTAGTACTAGTAAACTTTTGAGGAGTAGCACCAAAATCAATAGTTGTTGTTTTGATTTCTGCTGATATTGCTTTTACTGTTTTTGTTACTCTATAATAACCAGGTTGGTCAAAAACAATAACTCTATTTTCTTCTTTAGAAAAATCAACTAATTCTGTAGTTAAAAACTTAACCCCACTAATACTTTCAACAACACTATTTTCAGGAATTATAATATAATAATTGGCATTTGGAATTTCAGTGTTGTTTAATATGTTTGTTACAATTGGAACTAATTGAGATATTTGTAAATCAACATACGAAGCATAAGACATTTTAGGTCTATAACCTAATGCATAAGCTAAAGATATAGCATTGTCTTTTTCTTTTGTATATAAAAGTAAGTTTTCTTGAAATTGAGTATCTAAATAGAATGATAATACATCACCCACGTAAGATGCCATTTCAATAAACATCATCCCTGGGGACGCATCTGAGAAATCATTATAGGCTGTGGGGAAATAAGTTTTAGCATGTTTTATCAATGTAGACTTAAAGTCACTAAAGCTTTTATTTAGATATGATATGTTTTTAGTTTCGGACATTATTCAAAGTTAATTTGTATTTCATCTGCTTCACCTGATATCTTCATACTATATTCAACTTTTACGTTTACTATATGTTCATCAGGTGTTGGGGTAATAATTACATCCTCTAAATTTACTTCAGGAACAAACATTGATATACCCGTTCTTATGTTATTTTCAATTTTACTAACATTTTCATTATTAATAAAATCAAATATGGATTTTTTTATATCACAACCAAATTCAGGGTTTTCAATTCGTTCGCCTTTATTAGTTAATAAAAGGTTAATTAAATTATATTTTACCTGTTCTTTAGTACTATATGTACTTTTAAAAGCAGAAGGTTTATTAAAGGGCAAACCAACACCGATTGCAATATTTTTTTGCAAATCCCTAGGATCTATACGATATGTTTTAGGTACTGCCATTATCCTCCCTGTAGCATTTGATTCATTTCAGAACGAGTAAGGTTAGAAGCGGTATCATTGATAAACGCAGCAAATGGATTATCACTTGTTGGGTCTACTTTTAATTGTGTTTGAGGTTTGGCTCCTGCGGGCATTCCAAACATTTCGGCCATCTTGTTACTCATTTGAGATCTCATACCAACATTATGTACATCCCCGCTATCAAATGACATCGAGCGACCTTCAGTAAGTGGTTGAGTTGTTTGTGGTGTTACACCACTCTTTAATTGTTCTAACAGCATTAAGCCAAGTTCTTCACGAACGGCTTCACGTACTGCTTCTTTAATTAATGATTTAAATTGTTTAGCTTCCATAACAATAAATATTAGGGTTTGAGATTTTGTTGATCTATGATTAATTTAAGTTCTTCAATAAGGATGTCTGGGTCTAAAGTGAATGATCTAGAAGATTGTATTACTTCTACATTATCTCTACTAAGAGCTACAGCATATCTACGCTTATTCCCAGCAACGATAAATTTAGGATCGTTTTCCTCTTTAATAGCAAATTTAAATCCTTTATATCCTGTAGTTAAATCACCAAAATTACCGGATGGTGATAATGTGGATAGGATTTTATCTAAGTCGGTTCTGTCAAATGCTTCTAGATTAGAAGGTTCATCAAAAAAGGCATCAATTTCTTTAAGTCTTTCTTTTTGGTCTTCTAATTCTTCAATAATTCTATTTAATAATAATTCTATAATAGCAATAGCTGCCAAAATACTACTTATAATTTCAACTGCTAGTTCGTATTTCTTTCTAAATCTTTCTTTAGTAGGGGTTACAACATCGGGTGCTGGGGATGGTACAGGGATTGGTAAAAGAATATCTGCTAAGAATAAGATAATATCTAATATAGATAATATAAGTGCTATTCGCTCTAAAGTACCTTTTATAGAATTAATTTTGGCTTCATTTTCCTTTATAATTCGTATAGCATTGTTTTTTAATAAAGTAGCTTTTTTAACATCGTCTTTAGATTGGATATTATCAATAACATTGTTTACACTATCGACTAATTCTTCTATTTTTTTATTTCGTACAGAAATTAATTGACATGTTATAGTTAAAGCAGCCATTATTACAGGAACAGGATTCTTTTTAGCAGCTTTAATAGCTCCTTTTAATAAGTCTTTTAATATCCTTCCATTTTTTCTTTTAGCTCTTTTATGACTTTTCTTTAAAAAGTTTTTAACCTTTTCGTCTGCCATTTTTAATTTAGAATTAATAGCTTCTTTAGTATTTTCTATTAATTTAGTATATTCTTCTGTTTTTTTATCTATAAACTCTTTTAAGTCTTTTTCTTCTTCTTCAAAATTTCCTTGTACTATACCTTTAATTCTATCTGCTTCTTCTCTAGTAATAGATTTATTTACAATACGCTTATCTAAATCATTAAATTTCCCAAATGTATTTGATTTTAAATCATCATATTTCTTTTTAGCAGCATCTATATCATTTAAAACCTGTTGAACAGGTCCTGAAGTCATTTGTTTTCCTTTTTCAATAGCCATTTCGGCTATTTTAGAAGCGTCTAAATTATTTTTAATGGATTCTAATTTTCCTTTAGCGGCGGTTGCACTAGATACTAATCCTGCTATGTTAACTGTATTTGGCATTATTTGGCTACTCTTACTTTTTGTGACTTAATATCAATTAATTTTGGAATCAAATTATCAACTGATTCTTTTAATCCTCTTGCTGCTGTGTTAAGCTGAGTTATAGGAGATCCTTTTGATCCATTTAATGCTGATGAACATATTGTGCTAAATGTAGATAAACTTGTAAGTAAACTATTTAATAATTTTATAGTTTCATTACCTAACAATACAGGTTCTTCAGGAATTTTACTTCCATTCATTCCTAAAAATATAACTGGTGAATTGATTACAGTTTTATCATCAGCATCTAAGCTAATAGTATTTTTAGTATATAATTCAATGTTGTTATGAGCAAATAATAATACGTTTTCTTTTTTAGAATTAATAACAACTCTATCTGATGTTAATATTGCTTGAGATCCTTCTATATATTTGTCTGGTAAAGACGTTGTTGTAAGAGGATTTAATTTGGTTTTAGAAACTTTTAAAGGAACTTTTTGGGAAGATGTTAAATATAAAGCCGAAGAATCTTTATTAATATCTTCAACATATAATTTTCCACTTCCAAATTTATGACCATTAGTTAAAATAGTAATTGGATCACCATTCTTACCACTATCGCTCCAAAAATTTTCTCCAGTATTAATTTTATTTGTAGAACCAAATCTTAAAGTATTTCCAAAACGACCCTCAAGTATGTAATCACCTTCGAAAGGTAAAATACTTTCTATTTTTGGATTTTCATCAAATCCTAAACCTAAAGGATGCTCTGCATCTGCTGTTTGAGAATTAGAATGATTATTACCCCATAAATTAATATTTGTTATATAATAAAAAGTAGGTTTTTCATTAGTATTGCTTGATTGAGTGTTTGTAGAGGGTAATGGAAAAACTAAAATTAATTCTCCATTTAAAGGAATATATTTCTGGTTTGGAAATAAAGGCTTAGCTACAGAGTATCCTAAAACAGTATTACTTGTAATATTTTCTTTATAATTATCTTGCTCTTTAGAACCAGTATATGGTTTAAACAATACAGTTCCTATCCCTGACCAACCACCACATTGATCAAAAACTTTTTTAGATGGTGTTTTTTCATCCATTACAGTAGCAAATACCTTC